CAAAAGCAGACACGAAGGTCGAAACGATTGTAGATTTTGTTAACAAAGCATGTATCGAAAAGTTTGAACCATTCATCGACAAGTCCTATCAAGAACTTGCAGACTACATGAATGCATTCGACCAGAAGATGCAAATGAAACGTGAAGTCATTGCAAACAAAGGCATCTGGACTGCAAAGAAACGCTACATTCTAAACGTGTACGATTCAGAGGGTGTTCGCTTTGCAGAACCAAAGCTAAAGATGATGGGTATCGAAGCTGTTAAGTCTTCTACACCAATGTCATGTCGTGATAAAATTAAAGAATCGTTGAAGATTGTAATGAATGGTGATGAGCAGAAGTTTCAAGAGTTTGTTGGTGATTTCAAACAAGAATTCAAAACACTGCCGTTTGAAGACATTGCATTTCCTAGAGGTGTTAGTGAGTTAACTAAATACAGTAGCAGTTCGGAACTTTATTCTAAAGGCACACCAATCCATGTGCGTGGCGCAATTGTATTCAACGCATTGCTTAAGAAGCATAAGCTAACAAAGAAATACCAATTGATCCAAGATGGTGATAAAACTAAATTCTGTTATATGAAAGTTCCAAATCCCGTTCAAGAAAATGTATTTTCTATATTGACTGTTTTGCCTAAAGAATTTAATCTCAACAAATTCATTGATTATGATTTGCAATTTGAGAAAGCATATCTTGATCCACTCAGAACAATTGTAAACACAATCGGTTGGAAGCCAGAGCGTGGTTCATCACTAGAAAGTTTTTTCACATGAGACAAATACCAGCAGAGTACTTAGCATTTAGAAAAGAAGATGACTTCGGATTTAGTGCAATAGACGAATCAGAAGTTAATCGAGTTGTTGATCCGAACACATTACAAGAAACCGTAATCGTGCGAGAATCAATTGCACAATCTTCGGAATCTTTAAACAGAGTCGAAGATAAATTAGATTCAATTTTAGAATTGTACAACAATGGAAAACTAGGCCTTGATGCAGAACGTGATAAGATGGAAGCACAAGTCAAAACTAATTTGAAATCATTAGAGCAGTTAGTTATTCCGTTGCTTGTAAATCTGATGAAGAATCCAGAAAAAGAATACATTTACTGGCCAAATCGTACAGAAAAAATTCAAGATCAAATTGATAAAATACTTGCGTTGACTAGGGGATAAAATGCTTTTTGCGTTGATTACTTTATTATGTGCTATATCATTGTCTGCCATTGCCGCATACTATTCTGTCATAGGACTCATGGCTATCTTTGCGGCTAGCCCAATTCCAATTGCAATCATGGGTGGTGCGCTTGAGTTTTCTAAACTCATTGCCGCATCATGGGCATATAAGAATTGGTCTGTCGCACCAAGATTTCTGAAGTACTATTTTACAGTAGCAGTTATTATCTTGATGTTCATTACATCATTGGGAATTTTTGGATATCTCTCTAAAGCACACAACGACCAAACGCTTATCAGTGGAGATGTTTCTGCAAAAATTGCAATGATTGATGAGAAGATTAAAGTTGAGAGGGATAATATTGATGTTAATCGCAAAACGCTCAAACAGATGGATGAATCTGTGGACCAAGTTATGGTTCGCTCAACAAACGAAAAGGGTGCAGAAAAAGCGGCAAGTTTACGCAAAGCCCAACAGACAGAACGTAATCGCATACTTAAAGAAATCGAAACATATAACAAGCGGATTTCGGCTCTTAATGAAGAAAGGGCTCCTATCGCCACCGAAATTCGTAAAGTGGAAGCAGAAGTTGGTCCAATCAAATATATTGCGGCGCTAATCTATGGCGATAGCATTGATTCTAATTTACTAGATAAGTCTGTACGATTCGTTATTATTCTTTTAGTTCTTGTGTTTGACCCAATGGCTGTTCTACTTGTCATTGCTGGTAACTTTTCGCTAAGACAAATAGCAAAAGAAAAAGAAGAGAAGATGGGTGATTATCAAGTTGATATTCCTCCTGTTGCAGTGGCACCAAAGCAAAAGAGAAGACAAAAAGCACAACAACCTATTGGCGAAGAGAATTTGAATGCGACACTCATGGAACCCATACCCATGACAAAAGAGGAATTAGAAGAGTTTAAACGCAAATACACCAGAGATGGTAGATCAAAATTTGCGGAATTTGCAGAAAGATAATTTATGAAAATTGGTTTTAATTGTTCATCATTTGATATGTTTCATGCTGGTCATGTGACGATGCTAAAGATGGAAAAAAAGTTATGTGACTATTTAATTGTTGCGCTACAGGTCGATCCTACTGTAGATAGACCTAGCACAAAAAACAAACCTGTGCAATCGGTATATGAACGTTACGTTCAATTGCAAGCATGTAAGTACGTGGATGAGATTCTTGTTTACCATACTGAAGAAGACTTAGCCAATTTGATTATGACGCAAACAATGCACATAAGATTTCTCGGTGAAGAATACAAAAATAAAGACTTTACTGGCAAACAATATTGCATTGAGAACGGAATTGAGTTATACTATCATGTGAGAAATCACAGTTATAGTACATCGGAACTCCGCAAGCGTACATATGAGTTAGAGATGCAGAAGAAAAGCGAACCTGATGTTGTTGAGTATGAACAGCACTCGCCAAAGTTATTAAACAAATATTATGAAGGAAAAACACAATGAGCAATTTTTTTACAGATTTAGTTGACCAATTAAAAGATGAAGACACAAAAATTCTAGCAGACGGTGATGCGTCAGCAGAGTTTAGTGGTAGCATCGATACAGGTTCGTATGCACTAAATGCGCTACTTAGCGGTAGCATCTATGGTGGTGTGCCGAACAACAAAGTGACAGCGTTTGCTGGCGAGTCTTCAACAGGCAAGACTTTCTTTGTTCTTGGTATTGTTAAACAATTCCTTGATGCAAATCCTGATGGTGGTGTTATTTACTTTGATACTGAAGCCGCAGTTACGAAGTCTATGATGGAAACACGAGGCGTAGATACTAAGCGTGTCGTTATCTCTGAGCCAGATACGATTCAAAAGTTCCGTCATACTGCATTGCAAATCATTGAGAAGTATCAAGCACAAGCAGAATCAAAGCGTAAGCCGATGATGATGGTACTCGACTCACTCGGTCAGTTGTCTTCTACTAAAGAGATGGAAGATACTGCTGAAGGTAAAGAAACAAAAGACATGACTAAAAGTCAAATTCTCAAAGCAACATTTCGTGTATTGAATTTGAAACTTGCTAAGATTGGTGTACCTTTGCTTGTAACAAATCACGTTTATGATGTTGTTGGTGCATACATCCCGACTAAAGAAATGTCTGGTGGTTCTGGCTTGAAGTACACAGCATCCACAATCGTTTACTTGTCTAAGCGTAAAGACAAAGATGGTACTGAAGTTGTTGGTAATATCGTTCGTTGCAAATTGCAGAAGTCACGTTTGACTAAAGAGAACTCTCAAGTTGAAATCAAAATTACATACAGCACAGGTCTTGACAGATACTTTGGCTTACTTGATATCGCAGAGAAGTATGGAATCATTAAGAAAGTATCTACTCGCTACGAATTGTCTAATGGCGTGAAAGTGTTCGGTAAGAACATCAACGAAGAACCAGAAAAGTATTTCACTAAAGATATCTTAGACCAAATCGATGAAGCATGTAAGAAAGAATTCTTGTATGGTCAAGATGGTGCTGGCGCTGTTGAAGACGAAGCATTGCCTGAAGTGGAGTTGGTAAATGAAGATTGAAGAAACTTATGTAATTACTGAAAGCGATGTAAGATACAAAGATAAAGATGTTGTCGCTACGATTAAGATTACTCAAGGCGACTTCAAAGATACAGTATTTCATTTCGGAGAAATTAACTTTGCCGAAGAAGAAAACCCTGACGGAACCTATTCAATTGGCTTCAACTATGATATAATAAGCGAAGAACACAAAGCACTTAAAGGTACAGAAAACTTTGAAGCGCACCTCGGTGAAATTTTAAATGATCTTCTAAGACATGCATTAGACGAAGCAGAGAAAAGGTATAAGAATGAACTTGGAACAAAAGATACTCAAACACCTATTACTGGATGAAGAGTATACACGAAAAACATTACCATTTATTAAAGGTGAATATTTTCAAGAGTCTTCAGAAAAACTATTGTTTGATGAGATTCAAAGCTATGTAAACAAGTACAACTCGATGCCAACGAAAGAAGCGTTGGTCATTGAGATTGATAAGAGAGTAAACTTAACTGATGACCAACACAAGAAAACTGTTGCACTTGTCAAAGAAATCACAATCGACCCTGAGGTGTCTGACACTAAATGGTTGATTGATGCGACTGAAGATTTCTGCCAAGAGAAAGCAATCTACAATGGCATCATGCAAAGCATTCAGATTCTTGATGACAAGAGTAAAAACAATTCAGAAAAACTTGACAAGGGTTCAATCCCTAAAATTCTAGCAGATGCGCTTTCGGTTTCTTTTGATAATCACGTTGGTCACGATTTTATTGATGATGCAGAAACACGATATGACTTCTATCATAAAGTTGAAAGACGAATCCCATTCGACCTCGACTATCTGAATAGAATCACTAAAGGTGGACTTGCAGAAAAATCTTTGAATATTGTTCTTGCTGGTACAGGTGTTGGTAAATCTTTGTTTATGTGTCATTGTGCCGCAGCCAATCTAACGATGGGTAAGAACGTTCTCTACATCACAATGGAAATGGCTGAAGAACGTATCGCAGAACGTATCGATGCTAACTTGATGAACGTTGAACTCGACAGACTGATCGGTATGCCTAAAGAAACTTATCTACGCAAAGTTGAATCATTGCGTGAGAAGACAAAGGGCAAGCTAATCATCAAAGAATATCCAACCGCTAGTGCTAACGTAAATCACTTTAACCATTTGTTGAATGAACTGAAATTGAAACGTCAATTCATTCCTGATATCATCTACATCGACTATCTGAACATTTGTTCTTCTGCACGTATGAAGATGGGTGCATCTATTAATTCATACACATACATTAAAGCGATTGCAGAAGAATTACGTGGGCTTGCAGTTGAGCATAAACTTCCAATCGTATCTGCAACGCAAACAATTC